AGGTGTTGGCTCAATTGGTAACAATTCGGCTGGGTTGGCACAAGCTGGTACTGGCATGACCAATCTCGGCAATGGTATGAGCAAGGTGTCTAGCTCGGCTTCTAGCGCTGTTGCAGGTTTGAGCCGTTTCTCAAGCACGATTACAAGTATTCGATCGTCGTTCACAAACCTACAATCACTGCTTACTACAGCAGGGACAGCGTTTAGCACATTCTCTAGCCAAGCTAGTCAATCGCTTAGTGGTTTGAGTGCGATTGTTGGACCTATCACAGCTTTCAGAACGCAAATCATGACACTTGCACCAGCGTTGATGCAAGCTGCTACTGGATTGACTCAATTTAGTGCAGTTTCAACGTCGTTGACTTCTAGCATGACTTCGATTAATGCAAGTATGACTACATTAACTGCCAGCCTAACTAATCTCGCTAGTCAATTAACCATGATTACTACTGGCATGTCTACAATGGCATCAAGCACGACTATGTTAGGCACTAGCCTAACTCTCGTAGGTACTCAATTCACTATGATTGGAACCTCTTTGACCATGCTTAATAGCCAATTTACGACCTTCACAACTGCGTTGTCTACAATCAACAGTCAACTCTTGGTAGCTGCATCGGGCGTGACAATGTTTGGGGCACAATTCACAGCGCTTGGGACAATTTTGTCTATGCTCAATAGCCAATTAACAATGGTTGGGGCATCTATTCAAGCAGTGACTACACAATTCACTGCGATGAACGCAAGCCTCACTGCTGTTGGTGCTACAGTGGCACTGATTAGTAGTCAGTTTACCATGGTAATTGCAAGTGTTGTGCAGTTGACCACTTCAATTGCTTTGATCCCAACGCAATTCAGCTTGGTTGCATCAAGTGCCACAATGGCCACAAGTGCTATTATGCAAATTGGAACGTTAGCGCCATTGATTGGTGTAGCGATGAACAACGCAGCCTCACAAGTACAATCGGCAATGCAAAGAATGGCGCAAGCTGTCCAATCGAATGGACAACGAATGATTCAGATGGGTCAACAAGCAGGCCAACAAACCGGACAAGCTATCGCTCAAGGAATCCAATCGGCGGTTGGTGCTGTATCTTCAGCAATGGGTGCGCTAGTTAATGCAGCACAAGCCCGTGCTATGGCTGGGGTAGGCGCTATGCGAGCAGCAGGGGCAATGATTGGTCAAGGTTTGGCCGCTGGTATGATGTCTGCTCTTGGTGCGGTAACGGCCGCTGCTAATGCCCTCGTTGCTCAAGCAGAGCGTGCAGCTCAAGCAAAAGCTAGAATTCATTCACCATCGCGATTGTTCCGTGATGAAGTCGGTATCTACATTGGCCAAGGTATGGCTGTAGGTATTGATAGAAGTGTAAAATTTGTCAAAGATTCTATCAAAGAAATGATTGATGTGGCTAGAGAGTACGCAATAGATTCTAGAAACCTATTCGAAGACAACGACTTGTTTGACGGTTTTGGCGGTGGTTTAATCCGTGGTAGCGTTGATTTATCAGTTCGAGATGATAGTAGAATGGACCGTCTTGAACAAGCAATGGACATTATCACTGAACTAATCGACCGTCCTATCTCATTAAGTGTAGATGGTCGAGAATTTGCGTATGCAACCGGCGACGATTTGACTTCATACCAAAAAGACAAAGATTTCACTTACAAGCGCATGAGAGGTATTAAATAATGGCTGTGTTTCAATTCAATGGATACGATTTGAACGATTACTTTAAACTGATCAAAGTGTCGCACGAAATCGGAAACGAACGAAATATAACGACGGATTCAGCTCCCAAAATCGGGGTCAATATTCAACAAGTTGCGTTTGGTGCCAAAAAAATCAAACTTACTGTTAGTTTAGCGACAAGACATCTTGAAGACATTGCTTTCGTAGACCCGAACGAGCCAGCTAAAGTTGATAACGGCATGTTTTATCGTGTCAGGGAACAAGCGGCTAGAGTGTTGCATTCTGACAAACCTGTTAAGTTGAGATTACCAGATGAACCAGACAGATACTATTTAGCCATAGTAAAAGGGGATGTTAGTTTAAAAGGCATTTCCGACTGGTACGACCAAGCTGAAATTGAATTCATGGTCCCTGACGGAGTCGCACACTCAACTACATATCGAAGTTTCGAAACCCCTAAAACAGAAAATGGCAAACTGGTATTTGACCTTGTCAACGACGGATCAGTTGATGCGCATCCGATAATTACAGTGAAGCACAATAGTGAGAATGGCTATATCGGATTAGTTAACAGCAGTGGTATTTTGGAGCTTGGCGATAGGCAAAAAGGGGATACAGAGGCTTACAAGCAGTCAGAAGTGCTGTTTGATTACGCTTCATCTAATGGACAACACAGAATCCCTAACGGATTGTCACAAGGGTTGAAAAACGTTGGTATCACGAACGATAGCAACGATACCAGGCCGACCGGCACGCTTTACATCGACAACGCTTGGGGTCGCCCACACATTGCGTTGCAGAGCGGTCAGGCAGCGTCGGTTACATTCGATATCCCAAGGGATTCCAGCGGTGTAAAAGGCGCTCTGTACGAGTATTTCTGGTGGAGACAAATTTTTTGGCTTGGTTCTGCAGATCAGATGGGTTATTTGAAAATTAGTGTCACAGATGCAAGTGGCACTTTTTTGTATGGCGTCGAAACCTACAAACGTGGTAGCGGTCTGGGTTGTGAATACAACTTTTTAGCCAGCGATGGCAGGGGCGGTTACCGTTTTGTTGACAGAAAGCAGTTTCTAGGTACACACATAGAAGAGCACAACCCATTTAACGAGCCCAGAGGGTGGTCAGATATCCAACGGTTTGACGACGTCGTCCAGTTCTATTGGTGGGGGTCTTACCCTAGATACACTATCCCTGAAATCAAAGGTAAGAAATCGGATAAAATCCACATTATCTTCAGTAAGATTGGGAACGCACCGCAAGTAAGCCACATGTACTTAGATGATTTTATTTATCGAAAAGACTATGTTGTAGGGGTCCGAAAAGTTCCCAATCGATACCGTGCTGGTGGGGAAGTTGTGATAAATAGCGAGAACGACACTGTACTAGTAGATAATATTTCGAAAATCGTTGATGTTGTTCAAGGTTCTGACTTCATCACAATTCCTCCCGGCAAGTCACAACTCGAAGTCTACTGCTCAAGATGGGTCACGAGCAAGCCCTCTGTGTCCGTTAAATTTGAAGAAAGGTATTTGTAATGTTATTAACTATTCATGATGCCAATTTGCAAAAGATTGGTTTCATTGATAACGAAAAGCAAGAGACGTTAAACTTTTACGATGACACTTGGACCCGTAACCTTGAGACAGCATCTAGCACGTTCGAGTTTACTGTTTCGAAAAAGGAATTGCTTAGCGATACAGCAAACCAACCGCTTTACAATCAACTAAACGAACGCTCTTTTATTTCCTTCAAGCATAATGGCCAAACGTACTTGTTTAACATTATGAAAGTCGAAGAGAATGAGCGATGGGTGAGATGCTATTGTGAGAACTTGAATCTTGAGTTGATAAACGAATACACGAATGCTTACAAGGCTGACAAAGCTATGTCATTTGCAGAATACCTCAATGCGTTCGACATTCCTCAGTTTGCGATGGTGACGCTCGGTGTCAACGAGGTCTCTGATCAGAAAAAAACGCTTGAGTGGGAAGGGCAAGATACGAAGTTAGCAAGGCTATTGAGTTTAGCTAATAAATTTAATGCTGAAGTTGAATTTGTGACTAGACTTAATGATGACAGTTCTATCAAACAGCTCGTCCTGAATGTTTACCATCAAGCGGATGATTCACATACTGGTGTAGGCCGAATTCGTAGCGATATTCGTTTGACGTTTGAAAAAAATATCAAATCGATGACGAGAAAGGTTGATAAAACCGAAATCTATACGATGATTGTTCCTTACGGCAAGGCGAAAGAGCAACCTGAAAACGGCCCTGAAGTGCGAGTCTATATTGACGGTCTTCCAGCTTGGGAAGAGAAGAATGATAAAGGAATTGTTATCTTCAAGCAAGAGGGCAACTGTCTCTATGCCCCTCATGCAGCCAACTTATACCCTTCAACTTTTGGCGCTTCAACTCAAGACAATAAGTGGATTCGAAAAGATTTAGAAGTTGACAGTGATGATCCGAAAGTTATCCGTGCTGCAGGGATTGCGAATTTGCGAAAAAACGCTTATCCAGCTATTACTTACGAAGTCGATGGGTTCGTTGATATCGAAATCGGAGATACTATCACAATTCACGACAAGGGATTTGCCCCGTCGCTCGATGTAAGGGCTCGTGCCATTGAGCAAAAGATTAGTTTTAGCAACCCAGCCAACAACACGACAACTTTCGGCAACTTCAAAGAGCTTGAGAATAGGACATCGGGAGACCTTAGAACCGTCTTCGAACGAATGGTTGAAAACAGTAGACCCTACAACATCCTTTTTTCAACAGACAACGGCGTTATCTTTAAAAACAATACAGGTCAGTCAACATTACGTCCAACGTTAAAACGAGGGAATCAGACAGTTAATGCAACCTATCGATTTGTAA